AAAATAATATATTTACATTAAGAAAAGTATAACAATAATTTTTTAGACAATATTTATTTAAATTTTTTAAATGCACTTATTATTTTAAATTATATATCTTACCTTATATACTTTTCTTAATGCCTATTTATTGTAAAAAAATTGATTTTTATAATAAATATGATTATAAAAATATATATTATAATAACAATGATTCTAAAAATTAAAAAATTAAACACAAATGCTATAATTCCAACATATGAAAGTGAATTTGCTGCAGGATTAGATATATATGCATGTGATTATTTTATAATACCACCAAATAAAAGAGCAGTAATACCAACAGGAATTGCTATAAATTGGACAGGGGAAAATGAAAAAGAATATTATATGAGAATTGCTCCAAGATCAGGATTGTCAGTAAAATCATCTATAGATATTGGAGCTGGAGTAATAGATTGGGATTATAGAGGTGAAATTAAAATTTGTATGATAAATAATTCAGATACTGAATTTTATATTAAACCAAAAGATCGCATAGCTCAAATGATTTTGGAAAGAATTAATAGATTTAATAAAATTATTGAAAGTGAACTAGATGATACAACAAGAGGTATTGGTGGTTTTGGTTCAACAGGTATTTAATATTTATAATATTTACCTTTGACAGTATTACTTTTTTAAACATTAAAAAAGTATATTTATCTAATAAATATGATCTTAATTTTATTTAATTAATGAAAAAAATAATATAATATTTTTTTATTTTTTAATATTAATTTATTTAATAATTTAAATATATTAGCAAAAAAAGGATATTTTTTTTAAGCAACTATTAATATCTCCCTTTTTTTTTAATTTAAGTTTATAAATTTAAATTAGAAAGTTTATTAATTATAATATTTACATTTGTCTGATTTACTTTTTTAAATGTTTATAATATAATATATATATATTATAAAAGTAAATCAGTCAAAAGTAAATATTATATTAAATAAATCTATTAGAATTGTAAATTTTTATAGATTTTGTGAAATAATTTATTTATTATTTATAAAATTTAAATGAATAAGTAATTTATCAAGAATATTATTATCCATATTTTCAATTGATATTCTGTTAATAAACTCGTTGATATTTTCTTCTTTTGTATAAATGTGTTCAATGTTTATATATTTTTGTCTATTTAAAATATTCATATGAGATATAATTTTATTTAAAACATTAATATTTTTATTATCTATTGATTGTGTATTATTTAATTCTTTTATTATATCCATAATATAATTATAAAAATATTTATTAAAATTCAAATATTTTAAATAGATTCTTAATTTAAATTCAAATTCAGTTTGTTTATTTCTGTTCATTAAGTATATTTGTAAATATATATTTAATTTTAAATATTAATATTTTAATCTTAATTAAATACCTATAATATTAATTAAAAATTTTTGTGCTAATTTATATAAGGACTTGAAAATATAAGACATAATTATTTTTATTATAATAATTTATTATTATTTAATATAATCATTTTAAATTTATAAATAAAAAATATAAATTGTTTTATTAAAAATTTGAATGTATAATAGTAAATAAATAAACAAAAACTTATATTTAATAAATAATCTTATTTTTAAATTAATAGTTATTTATAAATTTTTGAAATAATATAATTAAAATCATTTTAAAATAAAAGTAATCATGCTTTATATGTTCCAGTCCTATAAATAAAAATTGAATATATTATGTTATATAAGTAAATAATTATAAATCATATAAAATGTTTAATACATTAGAAGAAATTTGTGTTAAGTATGGGCATAATAATAAATCAATAGAAAAATATCAATATATGACAGATTATATTATTAAATTATATAATAATGAATCTAATAAGTTATTATGGAAAGGTAATTATTATAGAGATGTATTAAAAGATTATACTAAAATGAAAGAATATTATTTAATGGCAATTAAGCAAAATAATTCTGATGCCATGTGTTATTTAGCTGATTATTATGAAAGTGTAAAAGATTATGAACAAATGAAAAAATATTATTTAATGGCAATTGAGCAAAATAACTCAGAAGCAATGAATAGTTTAGCTTCTTATTATAGATTTATAGAAAAAGATTATGATCAAATGAAAGAATATTATTTAATAGCAATTAAGCAAAATAATTCTGATGCCATGTGTTATTTAGCTGATTATTATGAAAGTGTAAAAGATTATGAACAAATGAAAAAATATTATTTAATGGCAATTAAAGAAGATGATTCAGATGCTATGTATAGTTTAGCTTCTTATTATGAAAGTGTAAAAGATTATGATCAAATGAAAAAATATTATTTAATGGCAATTGAAGAAGGTTATTCTAATGCTATGTATAGTTTAGCTTCTTATTATGAAAGTGTAAAAGATTATGATCAAATGAAAAAATATTATTTAATGGCAATTAAAGAAGATGATTCAGATGCTATGTATAATTTAGCTAAATATTATGAAAGTGTAAAAAATTATGATCAAATGAAAAAATATTATTTAATGGCTATTGAAGAAGATCATGCGTGTGCAATGTATAATTTAGCTTCTTATTATGAAAGTGTAAAAGATTATGAACAAATGAAAAAATATTATTTAATGGCTATTAAAGAAGATGATTCAGATGCTATGTATAATTTAGCTTCTTATTATGAAAGTGTAAAAGATTATGATCAAATGAAAAAATATTATTTAATGGCAATTGAAGAATGTCATGTGTGTGCAATGAATAATTTGGCTGTATATTATAAAGATATAGAAAAAGATTATGATCAAATGAAAAAATATTATTTAATGGCTATTAAAAAAAATGATACGAAAGTAATTGATATATGTAAGATTAATAATTATTATTATAATTCGGATATTAAAAATGCAATTTTATCAAGTAATTAATGATTCTTAAAAATTTATAATAAATAAAAATAAATTTTATTGAATTAATATACTATTTGAATATAATAAGTAATTATACTTATATAGAATTAACAACAAGTTTATTTTTAGCTTTTAATTTTTTATTTTTTTATTTTTTTTATGTTTTTTATGTTTTTTTCATTTATAATATATATATTATATTATAAACATTTAAAAAAAGTAAATCAGACAAAGGTAAATATTATAATAATATATATATTATATTATAAACATTTAAAAAAAAGTAAATAAGACAAAGGTAAATATTATAAATAATAAATTATTATTTAATATTATAAAGAATTTAATTTATCAATTAAATTATTTTTTAGTAATTTAATTTCATCCATAACAATATCAAATTTGCTATAAAAAATATTTATTTTATTTTCTGCAAATTGATAAACATAAAATCCTGATAATAATAATAGTATTATAAATAAAAACATACTAAAATTATTATAAAATGTATAAAATAGTGTATATACTAAAACAATTAATATTGTAAAAAAAAGAACTGTTAAATTCATATTATATTATTTATTATATTTATATAATAAAAAATATTATTTAATAATTTAATTTAATTAAAATTCATCAAAAACAATATCAAATTTGTTATAAAAAATATTATTTTATTTTCTGCAAATTGATAAACATAAAATCCTAATAATAATAATAGTATAATAAATAAAAACATACTAAAATTATTATAAAATGTATAAAATAATGTATATACTAAAACAATTAATATTGTAAAAAAAAGAACTGTTAAATGCATATTATATTTTTTATTATTTATATAATAAAAAATATTATTTATATTATATTATTTATTATATAAATAATTATTTATAAATAATATAATATGAATTATTACTTTATATTTTTTATTATTACTATAATTATAATTATCAATTATTTTAGTCATCAAAATTTTAAAGATTATTTTACAAGTAATAAAAAATTAAATTTTAATATGTTAACACTTACAACTACAATAGAAAATAATATAATAAATTTTATTTACTGGAATGATAATTTTTATTTTACTAATCAACCAGAGTATATTTTTAGTGGAGAATTTGTATCAAATGGATTAATAAAACTAAAAAATACTTTTGGTAATATGGATTTTATTTTAAATTATAATATTGATAATACAACTTATTCTAAGATTCTAAAAATTGTTCCTGAAAAATATAAATATGATAAAAACTTAAATACATTGGAAAATATATTTAATACTAGTGATAAACATATTTATTTTGATCCTGTAAATAAAATTATATTATCTAATGATAATTATGGTAATTTTATTTATTTAACTTTTAATAATTTTAATTATCCTGTATCTTGGAATTATAATTTGGATTCTGCAACAATTTTTAATGTTAATTATATTAAAAGTTAAATATTTAAAATGTAAAATAGTAGAAATATAAATTATAATAAAAAATTAAAAAATAATTTAAAATATATAATTAATAATGTATAAATGTCATATTAAGTAGTAAAAAATATAATATTTTTTGATTGGGATTTTATTAAAATATTAAATAATGAAATAATTTAATACATATAATAATTAAAATATGATTTAATATACTATTTTGTAAATGGTGTTTTATATATTCTAGAATTTACACCCATTTATACTCTTAAAGATTTAAAATGAGACAAAAAATGTCAACAAATAAAACTTCAAGGTTTGCCAATTGTAGAGCGTATAACTTAATCTTTTGTTATTTTATAAGATACTAACTTTTTATTTAATCTGTTTTATCTAATTCTTTGTATCTTTCAATCCATATAAAGATTGTTTTGGGCAATCAAAAATTTTATAAACATCATCTAAACTGACATCATTATTAAGATAATATTTAATTGTTGATATTTTATAGTCTTTGCTTCTGTGTTTTGACATTTAATATATAAATATTTATATATTAAAATTTTGTTTCATTATAAATCTTCAAGGATATAAATTCTAAATTAATAGGTATAAGATTAGATGCATAATAGTTAAAAATGTTTCTAATTCTTTATTATTATTTAAGTATTTATTAACTAAATTATTAATTTTAATAAAAATATTATTATAAAAAAACATGTATTTTTAATTATTGCAAATATAAGCAAAAATATATAAATTTAATAAATTTATTAATATAAAATTTAATTTAAAAATAATAAGTTAAATTAATTTTATATAACAAATTAAATGGATTTTGATAAATTTATTGAATTTTTACAAATTATGGAAAAAATACCAAAAATTAATGATATTGATGAATTATGTAAAAATAATAATAATTTAATTTATTTAAACTATTTATCTTCATTAGGATATTTTAAATTATTATGCCCAATACAAAAATATCATTTATTTTCAACTGCTTGTGCACATAATTCTATTGATATAGCAATATTACTTTATAAAAATAATATTGATTTTTATGCATTAAAAGAATTTATGTTAAATTATTTAGCTGTGAATAGTTCAGATTCAGATTATGTGATATTTCGTTGGATTTGGGAAAAAAAGCAAATTATATTTTCTAATGAAGATAATATAGATTTTTTAATTAAAATATTAAAAGCAGGAAATTTAGAATTTATTGAATGGTTTTGTTCTTTAAATATTATTAATTATTCAAACATAAATATTAAAAATAAAATTATTAATGAAGTGTTAAATTTTGCAAATTCACAAAAAGATTATTTGGTTGCAAAATTTATTTCTAAAAAATATTTATATTATAAGAACTTAAATATATAAGACATATATAATTTTATTAAAATAAAATTAAAAATATATATCTTAAATATAAATCTAAACTTTACAATAATAAATATTATTTAATATTGATTTTTTATATGTTAAATAATGTTAATAATCTTGTAATTTAGATAAAAATTATAAGATTATAAAAACTATTTATAATAAATTTGATTATAGATTTTACTTAATATGACTGTTATTTATTTATTATATTTAATAAATAATCTTATTTGTAAATAAATACTTATTTATAAATTTTGAAATAATCAAATTGAAAATTAATAAAATAATTTTACAGCGAGGTCAATTTAAAATGAGACAATCTTAGAGCAAAAAATATTTTGAAACTCTGTGTCTTCTAATTTGAACAGCACTATAAAAATTTGGGTTCACCCATCAAGAATTAGCAATTGTTAATTAAAGTTTTACATGGGGATGAATTTGTTTTGGTGTCTAACTCTTTACGAGTATAGGCTTCTGGTCTTA